GTTAAGCGAGTTCATAGATATAACTAAAATCGTCCCGACGTTAAAGCAAGTCAACAATTCTTTGAGGTCATTTATTTTAATGGCTCAAAAAGTAGAAAAAATCATACAAACAGGACAGTTTATTATTAAGCTATGTATTGTTTTTATAAAAGTATTCAAATTTATATTTTATTTTTTCGGTATCATACCAATACCGTTACTGTTTAGTACAGCGGGCGCTCAAACTAAAATTCAAGATGCTAAAGATGCAGCAAAAGCAGAAACAGATGGAGTTACAAGAACGTTAAAATCGATTAATGGACTCCTTAGTGTAGCTGTAAGCTTTATAAAGTATGTAGTAGCAAATACTACGGAACTTTTAAGAAGACTAGACACTATCTTACTTAATCTTCAAGCCTGTGACGCTTTTAAAGACTCTGATATACTAGTAGAGCTCCAGGCAACTCGGGAAAGCCTTAATGCACTCTTGACTAGGACTGCAACCTATGTTATCGATTACGATTCTAAAAACGACCCTGACTCGGCCGTTTTTGGTAAGTATCAAATTCGAATTATTGATGAGCAAGTCGTAGATCCCTCTATTATAAACTTACGTAGAAGAGGGGTAGCTTTAGATGAAAGAGGTAATATAGTTGTAGGAACCGACCTTACTTTTGCTACAGATCCTCAAGTTATAATAGGAGAGGTTAAACAAAAACTAGTAGCCCAAGGACTTGTAGGTAGGGTAACCTTAGACCCTGAACTCGCATCTGTACTAAGCCAGTCCTATAACTTCTTAGAGAACAACGACATAGTAGATGAGGATCTTACTATCAATCCCGCTCAAATAGACCCCCCTGATAATTTAAATGAAAATGAAGGATTAGGATTAAATGCTTTTATAAATAATCTAAAAGGAGGTAGAAGACTTAGACAGAGAACAAGGCAGCAGCTAGCACAAAACTACAGAGAATCTGCTGCTCAAATACGCAAGACTGACACTACAGGACAATTTACACGAACTGCAAATTCTCAACTTCAGCAGGCCAACCAGTTAGAAATTGCAAACTTACGAGATAAAATCAAAGAATGGCAAGTTCAATTAGCATTAGCACTCACCCAAGGTCCTGCCGGAGTAGCCGTAGCTGCAGATAGAAGAAGCAAGATCGTTGCCGCAAATAGAAGAATTCTAGAGCTCCAACGTGGAGGATAAATATAAATTATTCAGTTAAACATATTTATTACATATGGCAAAACTAGATATACTTAGAAAAATCATTAGAGAAGAGGTAAAAGCAGTCTTCCAAGAAGAACTAGCTGGAATCCTTAAAGAGGCTGTTATGGCAAACAAATCGCAATCCCTTGTGACAGAAGCAGTTAAGCCGAAAGCCCCTGTACTTGGAACCTTAAATAGACAGGCACCTAGACTGGTTCCACCTACTCTCGGACCTAATAACCCTCTGAATAGCCTACTTGCAGAAACCGCTATGACTATGACAGCGAAAGATTTTGAAGGATTTGGAGGGACATCAGCACCGGTAGAGGTTCCTGTAGTTGATGGCATAGACGGAATGTTCGCTTCAGCAAGACCTAGCTCTAACTTAGACGCGATTGAAATAAATGCAGTTCCGGACTTTTCGGGTATTATGGCAAAAATGAAAGCTAACGGAGAAGTATAATGGCATACAATCTAATAAATGTAAATGTTTTAGATAGAAGACCTTCGACTGGTATTGGAGTCGCTCTGCCGTTTAGTAATCCAAAAGCAGTCTTCACGACTGTATATAGTACAAGAGAACAGCTAAAGTACAACATTATAAATTTTCTATTAACAAATCGACGTGAGAGGATTTTCAACGCTAATTTTGGAGCCAACATTAGAAGTAAGCTTTTTGAACAAATAACTGACACCACTCTCGACGAATTGGATGTTTTGATACGGACAGGGATACAGACTTACTTTCCCAATGTTGTTATTACAAATCTCTCGTTTGGCGGAGACCCTAATAAGAACGAACTACTAGTACAATTTTCATATACTATAAACAGTACTGGCGCTTCAGATGAAATAGTAATCAGCTTAACATAATCTAAATGGCTAATAAAAATATTACATATCTAAATAAAGACTTTACAACGTTTAAGAACGCGTTGGTACAGTATGCAAGAACATACTATCCTACCTCTTACAACGACTTCTCAACATCCTCACCAGGTACTATGTTTATTGATATGGCATCTTATGTAGGAGATGTTCTATCATTTTACTTAGATAATCAAGTACAGGAAACATTCCTAGAGTACGCTAAGCAAACGAATAATATTTTTGCCCTCGCCTACATGCTAGGCTATAGACCAAAAGTAACCTCTGCGGCTATAGTTACACTAGACGTTTACCAACAGATTCCTGCTTCAGGATCAAACTACGATCCCGACTTTAATTACGCAATGATAGTAGAGGAAGGAATGCGAGTAAAGTCTAGCGCTAATCCTAATGTATTTTTTTACTGCCCTAACAGAATAAATTTTAACCTATCTTCTTCTATAGATCCAACAGAAACGACAGTATATACAACTGTAGGCGGTAATGCTAACACTTACCTGCTCAAAAAACAAACTCAAGCCATTTCCGGTCAAATAAAGTCCGTAAATATAAGTTTCGGGGCTTTAGAAAGATTCGCTATTCGTAATATACTAGACGAGAATATTATTGAAATATTATCTGTAACCGATCAAACTACAGGATACAGATGGTATGAAGTTCCGTATCTTGCCCAAGACTATATTCTGAAACCAGTAGCTAATACAGCCGCTGCATACCCTCAACTCTATCAAGAAGCAAACCAAGTCCCGTATATTCTCGAAAGAATAGATGTACCGTTTAGATTCGTATCAAGATTTGTAGCCCCTAACATACTACAATTAGAATTCGGCGCAGGTATACAAGCGATATCAGGCTCAGTTCCAAACCCCTTTAACGTAGGCATTGGAACATTAAATGGTATCGATATGCTAAATACCGCATACGATCCTACTAACTTCGTAACAAACGACTCTTACGGAGTAGCCCCCTATAATACTACTCTTACAGTACAGTATCTAGTAGGAGGCGGTGCTATATCTAATGCTGGAGTAAACGAACTTAATCAGATCGTTACATCAAGCGTAGTATTTCCTAACCCTGTCAATTCAGGGGTAGCCGCAACTATACGTACATCGTTAGCTACGAATAATGAAACACGCGCCATAGGCGGTGGAGACGGAGACACAGATGAAGATGTAAGGTTAAATACATTAGCAATGTTCCCGTCCCAGATGCGCGCGGTAACACAACAGGATTACCTAGGGATGATACTAGGAATGCCACCTCAGTTTGGACAAGTAGCTAAAGCATACGTAACTAAGGACGTCGCTACTTTTGCACAATATCTTGTAGGACAGCCTGGAGAAAGAGACCCGCTAGCTACCTCTATTTACTTATTAACGTATGATGTTGTCGGAGCGTTTACGACGCCCGGCCCTGCATTACTACGTAATATACAGACCTACTTAGAACAGTATAGGATGTTGACAGATACTATTATCTTAAAACCGGCCTACATAGTAAATATAAAAGTCAATTTTGATATTGTTATTAGACCCAACTATACGTCAAGAGATGTAATTGCTGCGTGTTTAGTTTTGTTAAAAGGCTTCTTTGCTAGAGAAAATTGGCAAATAAACCAACCTATTATCTTATCAGAAATCTATACTCAACTAGATCAGATCGCAGGAGTTCAGACAGTTCAGAAAGTCACTATTAGCAACATTTCAGGAGTTAGTGGAGGTTATTCTCAATATAGTTATGACATTCCCGGAGCAACACTAAACGGAATTATTTATCCTTCTCTAGATCCTTGTATCTTTGAAGTTAAATATCCAGATTTAGACATTCAAGGACGTGTAGTAACATTCTAACCTATGGCAGTATATCAAATATTTGCATCAGCTGACGCAACAATATATTCGAGATATCCGTCTAAGAATACGGGTCGAGACCCTATTTTAGAAGTATCAGCAAAAAATTCTCAAGATGGAACTAGATTTTTGTTTAGAGACCCGCTTGCAAATAATCCCTATTACACATACGATCTAGCTGCAAATAGTAACTATGATACTAGTGAATATTATTTTCCTGATAAAGATATTAGAAGAGCACTTATTCAGTTTTCCGCAGCAGATGTAACCAAACTAGAGGCTTTCGCATCTTCTTCTACAAGCGGATCATGGAAAGCTAACTTAAAACTGTATCTAGCTTCTGCACAAAACTTAAGCACAACTTACTCTCTAGACGCTTATGCTCTTTCTCAGTCATGGGCAATGGGTACAGGACAATTTGCACAAGTACCAGAATCTAGAAACGGAGTAAGCTGGACCTATACCGGACCTTATCAAAACTCTCCCCAATGGGTAGATACCGGGAGTACCTATATTCCCACCTATTCCGGGAGTCAGTTTTTCGACTATATGTCCAACAAGGACATAAATATGGATATCAGCGACATAGTAGGGGGATGGTTCGCTTACCCTACCCCTAGTAATCTTACGATTCCAGTCGACGATCTAGTGACTGAAGGAGGGGATCCATTAATAACTGAAAACGGTAATAATTTAGTAGTATCTACTATAGGAATTCCTAGCTACGGACTCGTCGTAAAACATCCCGATTATATTGAGAACAATACCTCTTCCTTCATGGATTTGAAATTCTTCTCAGTAGATACGCATACGATCTATCCGCCGACTATAGAGTTTAAGTGGGCAGACGCAGTATATGGGCCGACAGGTTCCTGGAGTCTTGCAACCGACGATCAGATAACGATAGTATTACAAAACAATCCCGGACAGTTTAGACAAAACGAGGTTTACAAATTGAGAACCGGAGTGAGGGCTACTTATCCTGCACGACAATTTACAACCTCCTCAGTATATCTTACACAGCTCTACTTACCGGAGCAGAGCTACTGGTCGTTAATGGACTATAAAACTAACGAGATTGTAGTTGATTTCGATCCCGAGTATACAAAGTTAAGCGCTGATACGCAGAGCAACTATTTTAATTTATATACTAGTGGACTGGAGGTAAATAGATTTTATAAAATTTTAATTAAGACTCTGCTTCCAACAGGAGAAGAAGTGGTGTATACTAACGAAAACTTAATATTTAAAGTCGTACAATAATGTCAGAACAGCTTGAATTAGTAAAAGAAGTATACGGCCGGACTACTTTTAGTCGAGTAGTAAATACTTCGTTCTCTGAATTCGTACCACCACCTACCGCTTCAATAGCTCCAGAGGAGCAAATAACTGTAGAAGCGTTTTTTGATTTATACAATGCCTTATTTTTCGATATTCCTGCAGTAGGAGAACTCAATTCTCACGAATATCTTGTTGCACGAAGTACAGAATATTTAGGTGGCGGAGTTTTAACTGAAAATGAAAAAGCTTATATTGAAGAGATCAATGCTTTGAGACAGCAGCTTTTGGAGGCTAACGCTAATATTCTAAGCTTGAACAACCTCACATAATGGAGAATGTAAAAGTAACATACCTAGGGCCTACAGATCAGTTTCAGAACTATTCTCCCCGAGACCTTGCTTTAGTAAACTCGTCCGTAATCACGTCCGTTTTCGGGACAAATACGGATTACATTGAGTATTTTATCAAAGACGACAGCGGGTTAGTATTAGACGCAAACTACTATGTTACAAGGTACGGAATCGGGAGTCAAATAAATCCTGAAAACGGGAGTACTACTCAACTTGACCTAGATCCGGCCGCAGATGCAGAGCTATTAGGTTACTATAGAGGATCTATAAACGTCAAGTATAACTTCCTTAGAACACATCTTGCATCAGCACCAGACCCGGCCAATCACTTTTGGATAAAAGAAATATCTCCATCAAGAACTGAGATAAAGGTTACAAGACAAGATCTTTCCAATGTTGAACTTGCACAAGCGTTTACTGCATTTAATAACTTCCTAACAGCCGATCCTTACTTCCCTACCTTTTATTTAAACTTTGGAGCAGACATTCTGCTGATAGGGGTCAATGCTTATTATATAGAAGAGGACGGAGTACCGTATGTCGTATTTAAACTCTACGAACCTTTACCGGTAAGTATTGCTCAAAAATCTACGCTTTGGGTAGTAACAACTGTAGCTGATTCAGCCGAATACAACGTAAATGTTCAAGTCGCAGGTACACCGACGGTAGAATTAAATCAACTTAGAGGGCCAAATTATAAAGTATCCGTTACTGATAGGATAGGGCAAACAACTCCGTATTACGACTATAAGACTTTACTTCAGACAATACTTTCATCTTCATTTCAGCAAATAGATTCTCTCGCGAACGAAAGAGCTATTCAAATAAATGTAGACTACGGCAATTTCGAAAACTTTATTCACTTTTCGTCTGCCACCCAAAGACTCTACAACTTCACCTACAAGCTACAGCAAATAGAATCCGCGTCATACGGATTACTTCAAACAAACACAACTCAAGCTAGAGTTACACTTCAGAAACAGATAGACGAAACGATCAACAACTTTGATCCTTGGGAGTACTACTTGTATTTTGCATCAGGATCAGCTTCTTGGCCTAAAGCTACAGATAGAACCCCCTATATACTTTATTCCGTAACATCATCACAAGCGGTAAACTGGCTAGGAAGTCCGACCACAGATCCGTCGCCTGGAGTTATGAGTATGTACTGGTCGTCTTCGTATTATGATAACCAAAATAAGGACTGGCTTGTAAACAGCGTCCCTCAGTATATCCTTGACGACGATATAAACGCCCCTTACTTTTCATTTTTAAATATGATAGGCCAGCACTTTGACAACATCTGGCTATATCTAAAAGACGTTACCCACCGCTACGATGCAAACAACAACCCGTTCGTAGGCATTTCGATGGATCAAGTATCAGACGCTATCGAAAGTTTTGGAGTCAAATTATATACTAATACTAGCATCTCTGATAACATTTACTATTCACTACTAGGTATTAACCCAACAGGATCAACATTACCAGTAACGTCTAGCGTATATTCTACAGTAGTATTCTCCAGCAGCAGCCTATATCCTCCAGTAGGGAGCGCTTTTTTGAGCGCTTCAGTGTTCTTACCTCCAATAGGGAACGAGAAGATAAACAGGTATGTTGTCACGATGCCATTCATAGCTAACAACCTCCTAGCTGTATGGAACGCCCCCTCCTCTATATACGGAGTGACGATTTGGGGCGGAGGATTTTTATCTAGAGGATACGTCTCACCAACGCTACCCGGAAGACAATTAGAAGACGAAATTTATAAGCGTATCTACCATAACCTCCCCTATCTACTGAAGACAAGAGGTACGGAAAGGGGAATGAGAGCGCTTATAACTGCATACGGAGTTTCTAATAAAATATTAGAACCCCTCGAGTTCGGAGGTTATAATTATTTGAAGTATCCCGGTATCCAAGAAATTTCTCAAATCCGGATCATGACCGGAAGCGTCCAACAAATTTCAAGTAGTCTATTATCTCCCTGGACAACGCTTCAATACTATTCAAACGACTTACAGAAAACATCAATCTCTGTACAAGCAGGCTTCTCTCCCGCCGACTCAATCAACGCAAGTATTACATCTTCCGGGTATGTTACTGCATCTAATCAACCAGGATATTTTAATATCATGCAGCTGATAGGTGCACCTAATCTACAATACTCTAGCTCCTATTTTCCCTTGGATACTGTAAGTAACACCTACTTCACTAATGAATATACAAGTAGGTATGACGTATGGGATTTCATAAGGATAATTAAGTATTACAATAACTCTCTCTTTAAGATGTTAAGAGACTGGGTCCCTGCTAGGGCTAGTGCCGATACAGGCATTGTGATCAAGTCACATATGCTTGAAAGAAATAAATACCCAAGACACGAACCTACTGTCTCGACTTCTTCATTCGATGCTGATTATTATTTGTTAGCTTTAAGCGGTTCAGATGGAGGATCAGTCATCGATAATACTAATTTCGTAGCCGGAGTTCCAATTCAATACAACGGTACAGCGTCTATTGCACTTACTGCATCCCTCGGTACCGTATTTATGAGCTCTTCCAACGATATTCAAAAGTATACAGGAGAGTTTAGCGGCAGTTATATCGATGTTGTAACAAATTATTTTCCGCAAGAAGAAGTTTCAAGCTATATTTTCCCATGGACATCATCAACTCCAGGAAACAACGGACTGTTTCTAACATACTCTGTAAGTCCGTTATTCGAAAACGTATTTACCCCCGTAAGATCTCAGAGATTTTTAGATCTCCTCTCTAGATCGGAA